ATCTATTTTTTTATTTCCTATTCCTCTGCCAGAATGTAAAGCAATAGGTGTGGGAACTTGAGTAACATTATAATTTTTAATGTATTCTTCTCGTTCTGACATTTTTAAAGAAATTTCAAATATTTCATTTAAGTCATGAGAATAAAATGTATATGTTGGCATGATTAATCCCTGGAATTTTCTTCATCATTATAAATCATATATTCATCAATATTTTTTGTTTTTAAAGCTCGTTTTGCTCTGCGCTCAGAACTTCTGTCTTTTATTGGTTGCTTTTTTTTGTTTATTCTTGCAAATCTAATGTCTTCGATTTCAAATTCATCGTATCTTGATTTAGAAGTTTTACCCATAGTTTTTCTTTTTTGTTTCCTTTATTTATAATATTACTTTATATTTTCCTGTATCATCCCAGGAAAAGAATCTAATACTGTTTGTTGACTAATACCAGTGAATGGTAATTTTTTTTCTTTAATAGAACAGAGAAGTTCTGCATCATGTTTGTCTACTTTTTCTAGAAGTTGTATAAACATTTGTTCTCTTTTTGCTGCATTTAAGTTATCATAGAACCCTTTAATAAAATATTGAAGTTTATTATTATTTATTTCACGAATAAGAACCGTTTCTTGATCTACCAATTGATTTGGAAGAAATGGAGGTCTTCCTTCAGGCAATAACCATACAACAGATGGATCAAAAGCACCCTGAAGAATAGTTCTTACAACTTTTGTATCATTTGTTTTTAATGCATTAATCTTTTCTTTTACCGTTTTAAGTTTTGATACTTTTTCTAAAAATTCATAAAGTCCTATTTGCATTATTATTATTCCTTATTAAATTGAATCATCTAATTCATCTCTTACTAATTTATATCTATGGTTATATTCTTTATGATATATTTTATTATTTAATAGATATGTTATTATAATTAATCCATTTATATAATTTACTACTTCTAATTTATGACTATCTACATAATCCATTTTATTCCAGTGTGTTTGAATCTTCTGAACGAGACTTTAAATAACGATGCCATTCTAATTCTAATTTAGGTTTATTTCCTGAAAATTCTAAGACCCCAAAAGAATTTCTTTTAGTATCAATAATTGGATCGAATTCATGTTTTACGAATATTTCCCACCTTGTATTATATCCCCTAGCACTTTTATTTCCATGAAACATATGTTCAATAGTATGTTCGGTGATTCCGACTTTCATTTCGTTAAAAGCTTTAGCAAGTTCTTGCCAGGAAATTAACATAGTCATATAATTTTTATTAACCGTCTTAGGTAAAGACATATGTGCATTATTAATGAGAGCAAGAGCCATATTATGATCACCCGAGCCAATACCACCATATTCAAAGAGACCACCAGTCCAGTGTAAAAATGATTTTCTCCATGCCCATGCGTATCCAGGATGACCATATTTATATGGATGATTAGTTAATCGCATTTTTTCATCAAACCTTGGTACAACTGGTTTTCCATCAATATAAAGAGAAAGAAAACTTTGATGTGCTGCTATTACTTCATCATTTGGTCCTAAGTCTAGTGCAGTTTTCCATGGTTGAATTACAGAATATAAATCTAATGCATTAATAATATCAGAAGCCCATCCTTTTTTTCTATAGAAAATATCAGCATCAAATGTTGCTATATATTTTGCCTCATGAGGGAGTCTATGAATGCCAATATTCATTAAATTTTCTTTAATCCACAATAAAGTATTAGCTTTTACCTTTATAATGTGAACTCTTGGTTCATTCTTAAAAACATCTAATTGATGATCCCTATTTCCATAGACACATTCTACCAATGTTATATCAACATTAGGTTCTTGTAACCAAGAACGAATGGCTTTTACTGCTAATGTTATTCTAGTTTTCCAAAGGAGTGGATTTGATATACATGTAACTATATGTAAAGTTCTATCCATAATTAAAAATCACCAATCCCTTCAAGCAAATTCTTTAATTTATATGTCATAAAATATGACATAAGCTTACAACGATTATTTTCTGAATAAGTGTTATATCGATTTACTATCATATTTCTAATTTCTTTTGGTATATTTTCACCCAACAATGAAATGATAGAAGAATTTCTATCAAAGTTACGTTGTATATTTGTCGGCCATTCATTCTTATTCTTACTCATTAAATCATTAATTTTCTTTTGTGTCAATCTTTTTATTTTATGATTATTATCAACATAATAATTATCTTCACAAAGGATACTTGGAATTCCATCACCAGCATCACCTTTCATGATATGTTCTAAGAGATATTTATCTGGATTATCATTATCTATCCATTTCTTTTTTATTGGATCATATTGTTTGACATTGGAATATTCCTGTAATTGAATAAAATCATGATCTCCAGATAGTATTAATATTCTACATCCACGCATACCATCTTGCATGTAGGCCATTTTATTCCAACCAAACTCTAAAACAAGAGTTCCAATGATATCATCTGCTTCTGCTTTTTCGACTTCAAGAACTTTATATGGAAAATATTCTTTTAGTTCTTCTTTAATTTTCTTAAAAGATTCAAAGATAATCTTCCAGTCTAAATTGGATTCTTCAAAAAACTTTTTACGGTTAGCTTTATAGAAGGGGAAGAATTCTTTTCGCCAATAATTATGACCATCACAGGCGATGATGAATTCACCATATTCATGGCAGAATTTTTGGCGATAAGAACGAAGAGAATTGAGAATCATATGTCTTAACATATCTTCATTAAATATGTTATTTTGAGCATGAGGACCAATATTGGCCATTAAGTTAGAAAACATTACTTGTGAAAAATCAACAATTATAATTTTAATTCTCCTATTTTATTTACAGTTTTATATATAAAAAAATACATTTGATTATCTATTTTATTATTTTTCTTTAAAGTTTATTGAAATTTTATCTGCCAATGTTAAAATGCCTTCTTCATCTTTGTCTGGAACAAAGAGTTTATCTACAAGCCTTTGCATTGGATGATAAAGACCATAATGAGAATACATTTTTGATCTAATAGATTCTAGTATAAATGCACCTTCTTTGATGGTAAAAAGATCATCTGGATTGGCAGGAGCAAATCCTGCTACATCTAATTGTGAAAATATAATAGGAGCAAGAAAATTAAGAGTCTGTTGAACATAATATTGTTGTGTTGTTTCTAAACTCATATCTGCCTCTTTACGGGAGGAGATTTTTTTATTATATTTTACGTTTCCTGGAAATGTTATTACATTATTAGATTTTGTCATTTATTCTTTTTTTAAATTAATTTAAAGATGTCTATTATTATTTAGCATGATGTCAGCTTACCCAGATAACTTTTTTAGAATAAACATATCCATCTCTAATTCTTAAATAACCAGATGTTCCAGATAATGCTTTTATATCATTATACCAAACAAAAATATCTCTTTCATCTGGAGAAGGATTATAAGGCATACACATTTCTGTTATATAAAATTTATCCATTTCATCTTGATTATTTGGATCTGGTTTTTTTCTGTTATCAATGGGTTCTTTATCCCATACATTAATTCGTGTATTCATAAGATTAGATTGTTCTCGACAATATCTTTCACTAATTTCAAATTTTTTATGCTCAATCAATCTTTGAAGTGTCTTTGTAGAAACAATTTTCTGAAGAAGATAATTATCTTGTGATAGAAATATTTCATCAAATTCTCTTACCATTTTATTCATCTGTTATGTCCGATAAAGAAATATTTCTTTTTGGTTTTTCCTCTTATCAATTGTAGGATATTCTGATAAAAGATGCTTCATGAGCATTTCCCACTTTTTTACAGCACCAGATGAACCAAATCTCAGATCTGCATATGTTTTAACAAAACTTCCTAGATAATTTTGTGTAGCTTCATCTTTTACAGAATTAATAGCATGTTCAAGATAATGATGGAAGAGACTTGCATGAGCATTAAGATCTTCTTGATATTGATAAGAAAGGGTAAGTTGTCCAGATGTATCAGAAAGAGCAGCAAGGTTTGGATGAACGCACATCAAACCGGCAGACATACTTTCCATTAAGCACCGACAACCTGTTTCTTGCCAAATAGAAGGATATGCGAAAATGTGTGAATTTTGAAGAAGTTCTGTAATTACTTCTGGTTTAGCGTAATCAATATATGTCATCTGTGGATGTTGTTTTATTTGTTCGTATAATGGTTCATATTTCTTATCCATAACTTCTCTGTTATAAATTTTAAAAGATGAAACAATTGTTAGATGAATATTATTATGTTTTTTTGCTAGTTCCGTAAAAACAGGAATTAATATTTCTAGACCTCTATGAGGAGTAGAATGATAAATAATGTTAATATGATCTTTTGATTTTTTCTTATAAGGAATTGGATCTATTCCGAGTTCAATAATTTCATGTTTATTGTCACGAGGAAATTTTAATTTACTAAGAGCATCATTAAATTGCCAGTTGGAATTCCATATAATTTTATGGAAACGATTTCTTGAAGAAGCATCCTTTAAATGAGATATTTCTGGATCTTCTGGCATATCATGAATCCAGTATATTCTAATTTTATTTTCATCAATTTCTCTCACACGAGAAGATATTACTTGAAAATTTTCTTGAAGTTCTTGAGGAATAAATCTAGCGAGATTTCTAAGAGCTAATTCTGTTCCGCCTTTTGCACTTTTTTGTTCTTCGGTTTCAGTAAAACATGTCATTCATACATTTCCTTCAATATTTTTTAAAAATTATCAAAACAATCGATTTTATTTACTTTAGTTTGTTCAATTTCTTTTTTTATTTTCTTTGTAAGATCACGATTTCCATAATCCCCACAGTTGTCTATATAATCTTTTAATTGATTATATAGTCCAAATAATGTTTCTTTGGATACCTCTTTAATAGAAGATTTGGCTTCATATGAATTACAAAGATCAAACCATACATTTCTTAATGTATATTCCATGTTTGATGCTTTTTTTTGACTTTCTAATAAAGCATCAATCATATCATGACGTTCTTGATCTAAGTCAGTAATAAGCTTATCTTTTAGATCATCTGTAGACATAGGAGTGGGAGGAGCATAATTTACATCAGTCTCCATGTAGGAAATACGAGGAGAAACACATTTTTCATTATATTCAAATTGATTTGCATCACAACAAACACTAAATTTTTCATATATTTCATTAATAAGTTTTTTAACTTCTTTGTTATCCAGACCATACTCATCTTTGAAATTATTTATTCCAGGATCTTGATCGCATATCATTCTTTTCATTTCCTTCTTATCTGAAGAGAGAAGAGTCTAGAGCTTGTATCATTCTGACAGAATCAATACGAAAGGCTCGCCATCCTTTATTATCCAGATCCCATACTGCTAACACATCAGGATTAGCAGTATGGTAATCTGTATCAGCTTTTTCTTTATAACTTTCTGGTAAAAATTCTCTTTGAAGAGTACAACGCATAATACGAGGTTGATTATTCACCTTATCAAACATAACCTCTATGACATTATCTCTTAAGTCTGCTAATAATGTATCTCTATTATAATTTGCTGTTTTACTCATTATATTCCTGTTTTAAATTATTTTATTCTGCAAGATATCTTAGTGAACTTGATGATATGTCATACATAGTATCATAATGAGATACTAAACTATCATATCCTCCGATATTCGTACCATCCATAATAATAATAGGATAGGTTCTGGCATGTGGAAAATTTTCCACGATAAATTCTTTCGTGAAGTCCTTATCAAGAATATATTCTGTATAGGAAAGTCTTTTTTCCTCTAAAAAACTTTTAGCACGTACACAATAACCACAATTTTGCTTGGTATATATTTCTACTATCATAAATATCCTTTCCAGTAATTCTTTACATCAAGGGGTAATGATGGATTATACTTTTTAAGCTTCATATCTTCTTCAATAAGATATTCAAGCTTACTGAGCAGAGGATATCTACTTTTTGTGTTACCACCACAAGAAGTTTGATAATCTTTGTCATCAATGTAGTAATCGCCGTTACTACATATTGATTTTTTGTTTCTCAAAGGTCCCTCATTTTCTTTTGTTGTTTGTGTTAGATAGTTATTAACTAAAATAATTAATCTTTATTTAACATCCCCAAAACTTTCATATATACAGTAAGAATTTCTTCTTCTTGTATTCTTTGTTTGGCATCTTGTTTTCGAACTCTAATAAGTCTTCTTAATGCTTTTTTATCATAACCAGAAGATGCAGCCTCATCATAAAAACTTTTTATAGTATCAAGAATATCTGTTTTAGCTTCTATTTGTTTTTCAATTTCTTCTACAAAATAAAGAAGTTTATTTTTATCAGCAGTCGTGTCCATAATTTTATTCCTTATTATTGAGAAATATTAGCAGCCATAGCTTTAGAAAATGGAATACGATATTTTTCTAATTCATAGTTTAAGATTCTAAGTTCATGATTATCAATATTTGCATAAATATCACCTAACTCATCAGTGAGACCATCAAAAAAAATAAGAAAAGATTCTTCGATAGTAGGAGAAGCAGATACTTTACCTAGTAGCTCATTTAAGTTAATTGTCATACTTTTTCCTTGAGATTTTGGAGCGGATAGACGGATTCGAACCGACCTCTTTTGGATGGAAGCCAAAGGCGCAACCTCTACACCATATCCGCACGTTGTTTTTTATATTTATCCTAATGTTTATACTATAGTGTTCTTTGAATGTCAAACATTTTCTCATTGTTTCAAGTATTTATAGAAACCATTCAAGGATCAAATTTTTTATATCTATTTTTGTTGCTGTCTCAACCTTCTTTTTTTTGAACCAATCTTACGTCTTCCTGCACGAGGTCTATTTTTTGCTGGGTGGGGAATTTGAGCCTCCATTATTATGTCTTTTAGTTTTAATTAAATAATCAATATTTACAATTCCATAATGTTCTTCTTTAGTTAAATATGCATAAACTCTCATAATAATTTCTGGAGTTTCTTGAAAAAATTGTGTAAGCGTTCTATTACAATAAGTACAAAGAAGTCCACGTATTTTTCCTGTTTTATGATCATGATCTACTGCTAGATATCTACTTTTTGTTTTTTTAATTTGTTGTTCGGTTCTTTGACAAATAAAACATTTTCCATTCTGTTTATTATAAATGTTTTCCCATTGTTCTTGAGATAAATTATATTTTTTCTTTATTCTATACCATTTACTTTTTTCTTTGCCTTTATCTTTATTATATTTTAATTTATATTCTTTTTCTTTTTCTTTATTTTTTTCATGATATTTTTTAAAGTAGTTTGGATTTTCTTTTTTCCATTGTTCGTATGATTCTTTTACTTTTTCTGGATTTTCTTTCCTATATTTTTTAGCGTATTGTAAAATATTTTCTTTATTTTTTTCATAATAAATTTTAGAAGTCATTTTATTACCTACCTTTCTTCCTTTTATATATTTAGGAGAAAAGTAGGTAATATTTTTTTAATTTTTAAAAAAATATTTTATATATTTCCAGTTTTTTTGCTGGATGTGGCAAGTATTATTCTCCTTTATTGTTCTAATATCTGCAATCTGGAATTTCTATTCTTTTTGGACGCCAATTAAAAGGCTTTTCAAGTGTCAATTCTTGATTTTCTTCTCCTAATTTATTATAAGTTTTAATATGACATTCAACAATTTTGCTTTCTGACCAATATTTATGAACAATTTCTTTTATTTTATAATAGGCGTTTCCTTCACATTTAAATTCTAATATACATTCTCCTTCCAACCCTTTGATTTTAAATGGTTTATTTTCTTCTTCAAAAGGAAGCCAGAATAAAGAATCATTCAAAGTGATTATGTTATTAAAATAATCATTAACTGCAAATGATGCAGTTGTATAAAAATCATTTAATGAATGGGCTCCATTATTAGAAATGAATGTCTGAAAATCATGAAAAATATATTCTCCTTGAAATACATATACCATTGCCAATTCACTAAGTTTCATACTTCCCTCCTATTTCTAGGTTGATTTTCGTTTTCGACTCCGATAATAGAGGAATTCTGTTTAAATTTCAACGACTTTCGGCATTTTTCTATCTATTTTTTTAATTTTTTCTGGAACAATTCCGTAAGCAGTTTCTCTAATTAGATATTCATAAACCCGTAAAATAATTTTTGGATCATCTTTAAGAAAAGCACTTAATTGTCGGTTACAATTAGTACACAACAATCCTCGTATTTTTCCAGTATTATGTTCGTGATCAACTGCAAGGTATTTACTATGAGAATTTTTTATTTGTTTTTCTGTTCTTTCACAAATAAAACATTTTCCATTTTGATCTTGATAAATTCTTTCCCACTCTTCTTTTGTGATATTATATTTATTTTTTATTCTAGCCCATCTATCTCTTTCTTTATTTTTTAATCTATGTTCTTTTCCTGCTTTTATTATCTTTTTTCTGCATTGTTCATCATTGGCATATTTCTCTCGTTTTTTAGTATTAATTTCATTTTTATGCTCAATTTCCCATTTTCTTTTTAATGTATTACAATATTCTTTATTATCTTCGTAATATTTTTTTCTGTATTCTTTTCTTTTTTCTAAATCTTTATGTGGCATAAAATTATTCTCCATTAATTATTTTATATTATATTTATATATATAGAGAATTTACGGAGAATGAAAAAATTAAATTTCACAACCTTGTCCCGAACAAGCTATTGCTCCTAATGTATCAATAGGAATATCTAATTTTTTTGTTAGTTCTTTTGAAAAATTTATATCTTTTAAATTTTGTGTTATTTTCATCCATTTATGAAATAAGAAACAATCTTTTAAGCAATATTCCGCTTTTTTTGTATCTCCATTAAAATAATTAATGGAGAAATTCTTTAACCTTCGTATCCATTCTCCTTTTAAATTATCACGATGTTCATCTTTATCTGTATCTGAAAGCCCGAAATTTAATGCAGAACAAGCATCCCAAAGATTATCAAATAATTTAAGACCTTCAACTATTAATCCAGAAGCAAAAATTGCACCAGAACCATATTCTTCAACAAGTTCTTCTGGCATTTTAATAGATGTAAATGGAGCTTGAACATAATCTTTGTCTCCTGTCGCAGATAAAAACGCAATTCCACCAAGATAATTTTTATTTTCAAAAACGAAATCAGCAACATCATTCCATTCATTTTCAGGAACAGAAATGGTAGTAGAAACGCTATGAGTAATTGTTTTATTTACACATCTTTCTTTAATAGTTCCAGGTAATACCCAATTTTCTTGAATAAACTTTACTTTTTCTAATAATTTTACACCAAATAAATCATTTCTAAATATTGAATTTTTTGGTGCTACAATAGGAAAAGAAATAACAAAATCGCCATTTTCAGCAGACCATAATGAATCTTCAATCATATATGGATTTTTCTTTTGAAATATCTTAGTTATTTCTTGTTCTTTATTCATTTGTATATTACGAATATAATGCTTTGAATGTTCGCCATTTATTCCAGAGGCGCAACCAAGTGCAACACTTGCATTTCCAGATGGTTTGACTGTAGTTAAACGTGCTGCAGGATTTATTCCAATTAATTTTGCAACTATTTCATTGAATTCTTTAATGATTAAAACCCCTTTTTGTAAAATATCTTTATTAAAAAGAATTTCTGGATTATTCATCCATCCAGTGATACCGCATCCCAATAAAGCTTCACGCTCTGTAATTTTTTGTGTAGTCGATGAAAGAAATCTAAAATTGGTATAACCGGCTTGTAATGTTCCAAGAATTGCCGAGGCTTTACATGCTCTATAAAATTCTTTTTCGGAAATACATTTTGCTCCATTTATTTCTGTTTGATTACACATTTGAAACCCACTTTCAATGGTTCCATCATCATTGTTAAAATAACCATATATTCCAATTTCCACGCAAGGGTTTAATAATGTTTCTAAATCATCTGCAAAAATAAATCCAGGTTCTCCGAACTCTTTTACTCTTTTCATAATTTCATTAAATTCTTTACGAGAGAGTTTATCTCTTAATACCAAAGCAGAATTATTAGAACGTGCTCTCTGGGGATTTTCATGAAACCAATTTCCAGTTTTACTATTAATCATATCTTCATCATTAAGAGAAAATATACAAACAGTCGCAGAACGTCTTACACCTCCTGCTAAAACTGCATCAGAAGTATGCATAGCAATATCATATGCAATGATTGGTGTAATTATAGCACGTTTTTCGTGAATAACTAATCCTTGTAAAAGATATTCAATCTGATCTAATGCTCTTCTTAATGGTTCTGGTCCAGGAGCAATAAATCCTCCTGAAATAAGAGAACCTTTAAGACGTATTTTTGATAAATCAAAATAAACTCTATGTCCTTTAAATTCTGGATATTTTCCACCATTTTCAAAAAATGAAGAGAGTAAAACATCAAGCGATGTTGCCCATCCTTCAATAGAATCAGGCACTTCAAATAATTTCGGGGGTTTATTTCTCTGAATAATTTTAGGAATCTTTGCAACATGATGTTTTTGTACTGAGAATCCAACACCACATCCACAAAGAAGTAAATAAAAATATTCTCCAAAAAATTCTGGACGATCTGCATAACCTGCTGAACAATTGTAAGTGCGGCTTGGATGTGCTAAAAGCTGAGAACCACCAAACTGTAAAGCTCTTTGAGAACCAAGCATTAGTTTATCTTTATAAGCTTGTTCTGCAAATTTCATATAATTAATCAATTCATCATTTAGTATATTTTTATAATAAGTTTTATGCATATTCATAACTCGATCTATTGCTTCAGACCAAGTTTCAAAACTATTTTTTTCTTTATCAAATCTTGAATATGACTCATAAAATTTTGTTTCAGCCATAAGACGGCGAGTATCTATTACCATTTAGTTGCTTTCATCTATTTTATTAATAAATTCTAATTTTTTTTCTTGTTTCCAATCTTTAAGATATTCATTATCTTCATCAAACATCTTTAAGTATTCTTCTTTAGACATAATTATACCATAGGTTACAACCTTTTCACCAAGAAATTCTTGACTAAATTCTGTTAATTCGATGTTTCCTTCATCTATTAATCTAATAACTTCGCCTAATTGAGTTTCATCCTCTGCTTCTACACAATAACGTATATGGTGTGTAGCAACACAATCAATCAGATATAACATTATTCTTTTCTCCACTCATTAAATTTTAGTTTTGCTGTTAATTCAGTAAATGTATTTTTAATAATTATGTTCATAATAGAATCTATTAACATTTCACCTATTATAGCATCATTAATATCCTTATGTTCAAAGGTTGAAGGCCATATAACAATTTTTTGGTTGTTATTGATAGCACCTTCCATTTTTTTTACAATTTGTTTATTTCTTTTTTCATTATCAAATATTAATACGATTTGGTCTTTTGGTAATATTTTATTAATTATAGATAAATTACTTCCGGCTACTGCTATTGAATTAGCAATAAACATGGAATCTATTGGACCTTCTAATACATAGACCAGTTCATTAATATTTAATGAATCGAAGCCAAAGATGTTAGGCACACCTTCGTTCAAAGTAATTGTTAAATATTTTGGATTGTTACTTGACTGTAATGATCTTCCTTGAAATGCAATAACATTTTTTTGTTTGTCAATGAAAGGAATGATGATTCTGGGCTCATCAAATTTTAAACTTTTTAAACTAAAAGAGTTGGGTTTTATTATATTAACCCATTCCATGAAATTTGGACAAGCAAACAGTTTACAGTAATAGCTAGAAGGAATTTTTCTTTTTATTATAAACTGTTTGAATGAAGTTGTGTCTGATAACTCAGATATTTTTTTTAAATTTGAAAAAATATCAAAATCTACAAATTTCGGCTTATTGGAGATCTTATTTTCTATAAAATAATTAAGTTTATCTTCTGTTTTGAAAGCCTCGAAGCAGAATGACCTATAAAGTTCTGGATTGATTTGTTTTAAGAAATTTAAAAGGGATAAACTTATACCACAGTTATGACAATAATATACAAATTTACCTTTTTCCTCATAAAAATACCCTCTTGCTTTTCTACTATTTTTATGAGAGTCTAAACAAAGAGGGCATGAAAAATTCCAGAGATATTCACCTTTTTTATGAAAGTTTCTCAATCTTGAACAACATAAATTAATGTATTTAATATCAATATAATCCATAAATAATTCCCAAACTTCAATTAGTATGTATCATATTTTTCTCAATGTGTCAATGAAAAAACAGGGACTATTTATGAAGTCTTTTTTCCAGTATTTGATCAATATAGCTTTCATCTCGTGTTTGTCTTTGATGAATAGAATCAATGACAGATTGAAATTCTGCTTTTAATGTTAAGAGTTGTAACGCTTTTGTATTAATATCTTCTATTCTTGAAGTGAGTCTTGCTTCTAAGGCATCTTCTCTTTTAGTATGTCTTTCATCAAAACTTTTTATACTATCACCAATTGTCATATTAATATATGAACTGCCTTTTTCAATATTTTCTATTCTTGCTGAAATATTTTGTTCAACAAGACCTCCAATAGAAGCTAAGAATGCTAATATAACACCAATTAATGATGCAAATGCTCCCCATTGAAATGGTTTTGGTTTATCGAATTCAATATGTAATTGATTATAATCTTCTCTAAGCTCGGTTATTCTGTCTCTGAGTGCGTCTACTTCAACAGCTAAGGCATAATGTAAGGTGGTGACATTAATGTTGTTATCTAATGATGAACTTCTGATATCATCTGGTACTGTAATTTTTACCACGATCTGATCCCTTTTTTTATATTATAACTATTCAATATTTATAAAAGAATCATCTTTTAATATTATTTGTCTTTTTCTCTATCAGTTTTCATAATTTGTCTTAATGATTTTGGTTGTTTTCTGTAAAACAACTTACTTAATTTAAAATCATTTCTCTTTTTTACTTTTGTCAGAGAAAGAAGAGGATCAAAGTTTTGAATTCCAGATCCAGTATGATTGGATGCAGTTGCACCTAATCCAATATCTTCAGGAATATAGCTTTCACACATCATATTTGCCTTATCCTTAAATACTTCTGGATGAGAAGTATCAAATTTTTGCATGATTTTACCAGCAACAACATTTGCTTGATCTTCTTTCTTGTTACTGGAAGATTTCATTTTAATGATGTTTTGTTTATAATGTTGAAGTTCATGAGCGATTGTTCTACATATATCAATGACATGTCTGTCTGTAATACGAACAACTATCAATTTCCCAATTGAATGTCCAAAAGAGTCATATTTATTTTCAGATGAACCTACAAACTTAATTATAGGCATGGAAGGTAGTTTAAGTTCTTTTTGAGCGAATTTAATAAAAAGACGGAGATGTTGAATATTAATAGGATTCATATTTTACGCAACTTTTCCACGATGGTTGGATCTAGTAGTATTTCATCAGTATATATGACTTTTTCATTGTTGACCATATATATTTTTTCTTGAAGAATATTTAATAAGAGTAAAAATGGTTTTACATATTTAAATTGTGGTTTTAATTTTAGATATAGAATTTTATTAAGAACAATAGGACCGAAACAATTGTTAAGTATTATAATATGATTTAATATCAGTCTTTCTTTTAGATCATCATTTTCTATATATCTGGTTATTAATTTTTTTATATATTTTATACGATTTAAATCTTCAAGAAATTCTTCATCTGTAAAATATTTACTTATTTGATAATGTTTTGCACAATATATCAAGAAATTTTTATCAGTTAAGCAATCATCACATATTATTGGATACATTTATATCAATCTATTTTGCTTGTGGGTGTTGGTTTATATTTTTCCTGTAATCCAAAAGTTACCATCATTGCCTTTAACTAATTCAGCCGTAGAATTCATGGTAAATACATTTGCATTATCAATTAAGCAAGTATTAGAATTAGTAATAATAGATATTGTATCTAAGGTATTTGCATTAGTTTTCTTTATGACATAACCCTTACCATTAGCCGTAGTATTTGGAAGGGTTACTGTGCAATTTCCTTGATTATTACAATTAACAAAAACATAACAATCTGTTAATGCTACATTATAGTTAACATTTCCTGAACTAAATGCTACACTATTAGACCATGACATTAGAGAAATGCTATTAGCCATACTGTATACCAAATTTATTACTTGAATTGTTCTTGTTTGAGGAACACCAGTTCCTATCGAAGTATTAGCAATAGCATTATACACTATCAGAACTCGATCTGTAGATGTAGCATTTAATGCTATTGCTAGATTTGATGTTATAAATGAGGCATTAGAACGAGGCATTTATTAACTTTTCTTTTTAAAATTACACACCAACTGCAAAGTAATAACCACCAGTAATAGCTGTATTTGTATAAGCAGTGCTATTTCCGGTTAACATAGTAAATCCAGTTTTAACTACACCATTACATACACCATAAACAACTGCTCCAGCTGTAGTAGAAAAAAGACTTACTTGAACAGAATAAGCATTGGTTTGATATGCAGTAGCAAAAGTAATTGTATTTGAACCTATTGAATTTGTAACAGCAAATCCAAAATTAACAAGTAATCCACCAGGAAGTGTATAAGATCCATTGGCTGCTGTATTAACAAGTGCAAAGGATGTATTATTAATCGTTGTATTTACAGTGCTATTACCAAAATTTAATCCAGATGTATTGAGAACAACACCATTAGCAGTAGAATTAATTGCTGCTAATGTAAGAGAAGTGCAATTAATAATTCCATTACATGTTGAGTTTGTTTGAACTGTTAGATTTGTTGCAGATAATGCTGAAGACTGTGAAGAGTTAGTATTAAATGTAATAGAACCCTTTAGAAGAATACTATTGCTTGTGCTATTAGATTGAATTACATCTCCAGTATTATTTGAAATACTATTAACTGTGGAATTACCAAAAGAAAGACCAGATGTATTAATAATCACACCATTTGTTGTAGCATTCATTGTTCCAAGAGCAAGAACAGAAGTATTAACTGTTCCATTAACTGTTGAGTTACCAACAGAAAGAGAACCAATTGCAGCAGCAAAGTTTACTGTAGAATTAGAAATAACAATTGTTGTTGAATTAGAAATGTTATTGATTGTGCTGTTTCCAAATGTCTCACCACCAATTACTGTATTTGAATATACAGTAGAATTAGATATAGTTGTATATATTGGTGTAGTTATATTGGTACCAGAAGCATTAGCAACGGTTTCTGCAGTAGAATTAGCAGTAGAATTGGTAGTAGAATTACCAAAACTAGAAGATGTAAGACCTATTGTAGAAGTCAGCGTTGAGTTGCTGAATGTAATAAGACTAGAATTTGCAGCCACATTTACAGTTGAATTACCAACAGATATGGTATTAACTGCAAAATTTGTGGCAACAGTTCCAAAATATGTTGCTAAGTCAGAAACTTGACTTGAGGTAATAGAAGAAACATCAATATTGCAATAACCAGCAGTAGATGTAACAATTGAAATTGTTGAATTTGTACTCGTGAGCACGCGATTAGTCATGTGTTTTTATTCCTTTTTGTTTACAATTATTAAAATGCCATTGTTTCATAGGATTGCCTTTACCTATTTTACCACAATATGGACATTCATAAATTATTTTATTATAAATTTGATTTTGTTCTTTTCTACGAAGTGACATATTTTTTTTATCTTCTTCTGTAGGTTTATAATGTTTTATTGAATAAGTACTATTTTTTGCTTTAATTCTTATTAATTCTTTAGTTTTTTCTGATTGTTTTTTACCTTTCATACCAGAAATTCGTCCTTTACGTTTTTCTGAAAGTTTATTTTTAGTTTCTTCTGAAACTGGAGGTCTTTTTTTACCAGACTCCGAAAGTTTATTTTTAGTTTCTTCTGAAGGACTTTTTCCTTTATTTGGAGGCGATTTTCCTTTTTTCTTTTCAGACATTTTTCTTCTAGTTTCTTTTGAAGGTTTTCCTCCACCTTCTCCAGATTCTTCTGCTAAATTAGCCCATTTATCAGATTCAACTATATTCCATAATCGTGAATAATAAATTCCTTTTTCTTTAAATTCCTTCAAATATTCAGTTTCAAATATTATTTCTGTAGTAACATCATATCCATGTTTTTTAATGTGACGTTTCCAATAAGTCCCAGAACCTTTGTAGGTTTTTACATCTTTTTCAGAATTTTGTTCAGTTTTACCTAAATATTTTAAACCTGTAGTATTATGTGTTTTTATATATAAATATATTATATGCTGATACTCCTTCTGTAAATTTGTAAAGTATTAGAGACCATGGATATTGGCGTATCGCGATGATCATTATTATTTAGTTAAAATATTAGAATGCTGTTACAAGAGTATCATTGTTAGCACTTGCAACAAGTGTATCTCCGGCAATAGTTAAATTAGGAGCGGTATAATCACCGAGACTATGCATTGCTACAAGAGTTTCTGTCTGAATGCGTCCAGCTCTTCCACCTGTACCTTGTGTGACTAAGGTCCATCCCGTATGTGCTCCCATATATGCATTAGCAGTTTGATTCGCAGAAATTCCCCATAAGCCTACAGCTATATTAGTAATATAGGCATTTACGGTAGTATTCTGAAAAAGTTCTAAATCTACTAAAGCTCTAGATCCAGGAGAGGTATTACCAAAATTTACATTTGCAGCAGAGATAACGATAGAAGTATTATCTTTACCCCAATCTACTCTTGAACCAACTCCAATTATAGCACCATTTGTAGTTTCTACTGTCGTTGAAGAATTTGCATTAATTGGGATATTAAGTTTTCCCCATTGAGCCATTAGTTAATTCCTTTTTTAAATTAATGATTGTAGTCTGTTACAATCTATTAAAGATATATTTATATTTATATTTTTATGTTTCCTATAAAAGATTATTCTCCGAAAATATCTAATTTATAAGAATTTTTTGTATGTAATGATGTTTTTGAATCTGTATCATAACCACTTTTTTTGTGATATGATGTTTCAGACTTCTCTTCTTCTGTTGTCAACATATCGTTAATATATTTTGATTTTTCGTGAAACTTTTTATTAACTTTTTTAATAATAATATTTCTTTTTGGTTTTATTTTCCATTTTATAGGAACACTGTAGTTTTTTGTTTGAATAGACATGATTTTGTCCCTTCGTTATTTAAGTGTTCAATTACTCTAGTTATATTATTTATATTATTTTCTTCTACAGGCTCGGCATAACATCGACAATTTGCTGGTTCTCCTGGATTTCCCCTAAAACCGGAAGTTCCGCTAACAGGTGGATTATCTCTATTAAAGGTTTTACCTTCAAGATCACGATGAAGATCTCTTACTTTTTCATCTTCTTGAGTTCTCCATATATAATCCTTTGAATTTTCTTTAGGTTTTTCTGGTTCTTCACTTTTTCTATGAAATAATTTATTCATATATTTAATTATATTGGAAAGTATTCCTTCATCTATGGAATTTTCTTTTAATTTATCCTTTTCATTCTTCTTGTTATTTTCATTTTTCTTGTTTTTTCCACTTTCTTGATTGTTTTCAATAGAAGGAACTATTTTTACATTCTTCTTGTTGTTATTACCTGACTCATCATTTAGATCTCTGGTTGGAACAGATTGTGATCCTTTTACACCAACTTCTGTTGATGGTGTATTATCTTGGCCGCTTCTTACTCTTCTTTGAGTAGGATCTCTTTCTCCCATTGCTAATGCTTCAATAATTCTTTTTCTTCTCATGGCATTAAATTTATTCTTAATAGCTGCTTGTTTACCAAAAATCTGTGATTTTCTTTTCTCTTGAAAATCAGAAGTTGCTAATTTTGGCTTCTTTGAAGGTTGTGAAAAAGAAAGACCAGAAATAACTCCAGAAATACCATCACTTCCTATTTCATTTAATAAATATATATTTCTCAATTTGCTCTTCCCATTTGATTTTCCGGTGGACTTTTAAGGACAGGATGAATATCAATTTCTGTTTTTTCTTGTCCTACTGTCATTTTTTCGGAATTCTTTGAATTCTTATTTTCTGATTTTTTCTTTTTAACTGCATTTGCAATTGCTTCTTTTATTATAATATTTCTACTACCTTCATCAATAATACGGGTTTGTATTGCAGAAGTTTTACCTAATGTTGATTTATGGAATTGTTTTCTTTCAGGGTTTTTATTTTTTCCTTGAATCATATCCTTACGACCAACATATTCAATTTCTCTTCTTTCCTTATCTAAGTTTGGTTTTGCTGTTTCTGTCATTTCATCTATTTCCGTTTCTTCTGTTACCTTTTCTGGTTCTTCTCCTGCTCGTTTAGCTTTTTTTGTTGCAGGAATTAAAGTACTAAGTCTTGCAAGTATATGACTCTTATCTGCATTGGGTGTATTTTTTGCCATATTTGTTGCCATTCCAAGTGGAGTCCATGAAAATCCTGAAATTTCAGATTGATTTGGATAAAGAAATCCTGATGGTTTTACTCCACCTTTTTCTCCACCACCACGACCAGCTAAATATCCTAATAATGCACCTAATCCTCCCGCACCAGCTAATCCTCCAAGACCTGCACCACGTAACAAAGGATTATCTACTGCAGTTGATGGTTTAGTTTCTACTGCCGTTGATGGTTTAGTTTCTACTGCCGTTGATGGTTTTTCACCTGTAACTGGTTTTACAGAAGGCGATGGTTCTGTAGTAGTTTTTGGTGAAGGTGAAGGTTCTGCATTGGTTTCTGGTTGTCTATTACTTTCAGGAGGATTGCCTGGTTTTGGCTCCAATTTAGTAGTTGTTGAAGGTGTTTCTGGACCTGTTCCTGGTTTTGTTGGAACATTTTCTGTTGTTTCAGGTTTTGGTGGTTCTAATGGAGGAAAATCAGATTTTTCTTTAGTCTTAGTCTGAGTTCCTTGTTGGCCTTGTGGAGAAGGCATTTCTTGTTGTTTAGGCGCAGATGTTGGTGGCGCTGTTGGTGCTTGTGGTGCTTGCTTTGGTGTTTGTGGAACCGATGTAGGCGCTTGTGGTGCTGGTTTAGGTGTACTTCCACTACCACCACTAACGGGAGGTGGTAATTGTTTAGGAGCTTCCTGTCTTGGTAAAGCCTGCATTTCTGTTGGTTTTGTAAGCAAGTTATATAGTTTACCAGCAAACGGAAATGGTATTAAAGGTGTTCCTAGTACTTCTGTATTTGAGAAATCTGGTATTTTTTTCTTTGGTTCTGACAAATTACCCATTGTATCATGGTATAAGTTCTTTATATCACTTGCAGTAGAAGGTTTATTAGCAACATTACCACTTTTGGTTTTATTCTTTACAGTAGTATTAGTAGTGTTTGTATCATCTTCTACAAAATATGCGTCGTTCATCTCTTTTAATTTTGTACGTATTGATTTATTCTTCCCACTTTCCGAAGCACCTCTTGCAGAAAGATCACCAACAGAAGGTGCATCCCCTTGATTTGGGACAATATTTCTAGTATTTTTACCACCACCAGACTCAAAAGAAGCAATGGGTGATGCACTTTTTTGTTGTGAAGCATTTCTTTTTCTATTTATAGTAGTATTTGGATGAAAAGATGAAAAAGAAGGAGCAAAACCGCCTTGTGGCATACCAACAGGCTTATCACGCCCGATAACCCCAATATCTTCTTGAATGTTTTTTAATAGTATGTTATAAATAACGTGTTCTGGACTTATATATTTTTTTATCATAATATTATTCCGTTAAAAAATCTTTTTAATATTTATAAATAATCTATTCTAAAGGAATTTAAAAAATGTCAAAGTTACCTAATTTTTCAGCAGATTATTTAAGAAGCATTTTAGATTATGATGATTATGCTGTTTTGAATTTTTAGTGCGACCTTTTGTCACAGAGGATGCTGTTGACTTTAAGCATATCGTTCTATATATTTATATAGACGCCAGTCGCTATAAAAAAGGAACAAGAGTCATGTTTTCGAAACTTATTACAGCATCTATCTTATCTTTGCTTTTAAGCAATTCTGCAGAAGCTTCCTATGTATATCGTTCTACAGATAGTCCAGATGCAGATTATTGGACAATGAATTGTCATGTTGATAAGGTTGAATCCGAAACACCTCAAAAAATGACTGTTAATAACATTACTGTGTCTGCACAATTTGATTCAAAAGATGTAAATTTATTGGGAATAAGCATCACACATCATTTATTGGATGGTACAGATATAAGTAGAGCAGAACAATATCCTAATGCAGGCGTTGCAACACTTTATCCTGGCCATATGAATTATATATGGAAAGGAAATATTAAAAATAGTGCTTTATCCATGATAGGGCATCTTGTTTTTGAGGAAAATAGAATAACATATAGTGAAGAATCCTTTCAGTATGGTAAAATACGTTATAGAATGGATAGCACATGTAAAGTAATTGAAATAAAAGAACCACGTTCAACAGAACCAGAAAGAGTTGTACCAGAAAATTCTACGCGAGATAAACAAGATACACATTAGGAATCATAAAATGACACCACAAACAGATAAAGATGTTGGATTTATTGCATGGTTCGTAAAATGGACAATCATTATTACGATAATTATTCCAGGAGTGTTCTATTGTTGTGTAATGCTTTTTATTGCAATTCTTTTTTGGGCAAATATGAAACAAACATATGATAAAAACATGAATAAAGAACCAATAAATGCAGAACTTGTTCAAAGAGGGTTAGACAGAGATCATATATATCTGGAATGTTTGCGTGGCCGACTTCTTCCTTATAAACCAGAAGAAATTCGCGATCCTGAATTAAGACATTCACATTGTCTTAATTTTGCAAACAAAAAAGAATATGAAGAAGCATTAAATAAATATTATGCTTCTAAAGGGAAGTAGAATCTATGACACCGGAAAATGAAAAAGATCTTGGGTTTATATTAAAAATTGTAAAATGGGGAACAATAGGATATTTCTCTCCTTTCATTGCCATTGGTATGATATTTGCTGGCATTTTCCTTCTAGCCATTATTCATAATATTGTAATAAAGCTAGGATATGTTTTTCATTTACTGGTGAATATTAACCCGTAGAAGTCATACTACTTGTAAGTTTTCCACCACGCGCAGCGATATCATTTCGTGTAAGAATCTGAGTCTCCTTCATGTGAATTGTGAATGCTACAATTGTAGGACTTCCATCATTAAAAAATGAAGTTCCATGCCCTGATCCTGAATAATCTATTT